ATTCTGCAGGTACTGATGCAAATGATCCTACAAAAACTGGTATCTTAGAAAGTAATTCAGGTGATGCAATTACGTTATATGTCCAATATACTAGTGGTGATGGATCTACAGGTACTAATAAAACATTTTTAGCCGGTGAGGTAATTAAGCTTTTAAATTCATCTGGTAGTGAAATTATATCTAAGAAAACTCGTGTTGGTGGATTTGGTAACGGTGATACTCTTAATGGCGGCTCTGCATCAACTGCAACAGCTGCAGAATTTATTGGTGCAACATTTGTAGATGACGCTAATAGTGATTCAGAATTAACTGCAGCAGAGTCTGTAGGTACTGGTTCTGCTGTTAATATTGAAGAAGGTGCTTATTTTATTAAAGGCACATTTGTTCATGTAAAAGATCAATCGATTATCTTAGATAAGTACACAAATACTCCTTCATATTTTATTGGATTACAAGTAACTGAAAGTGTTGTTAGTTCTATTACTGATTCTACACTAAATGATAACGCTGCAGGTACTACAAATTTATCTGCCCCTGGTGCTGATCGATATAAGATTGATACTAAATTAATTAAAACATCGAAAGATACAACTCCTAATTCAGAATTTACAAGTTACACACTATTAATGACAGTTGAAAATGGAATTGTTGCTTCTGACAAAGCAGCAGGTGATCCTAAAAATACAACCGAACTTACTGCAAAACTTGCTAAAAGAACATTTGAAGAATCTGGTAATTATAGTGTTAAGCCGTTTCAATATGAAGTACGTGAATATTTAAATAACGAAGGTGGTAATAACGGTTTTAAAACAGCTACTACTATTATTTCTGATGAAGCCACTGTTAGTGATACTGCTGGAGCAAGAACATTTGGTAACGATCGACTTGCATTTGGTATTCAACCAAACACAATGTATGTCGATGGATTTAGAGTTCAAAATTTAAAAACTAAATATATTACAATCGAAAAACCTCGTACAGAAACTTTACAGGTATCTGATGTCGAAAGAGAAATAACTTACGGCAATTATTTCCTAATTGATACAAGTTCGGTTACAGGTTTACCAGACATTAATAATTACACTGTTGCTACATTACAGAATGCGAGTAATAACAGTACAGCAATTGCTCACTTTAATGATGTAGTAATTGGTGGTAGTGCTGGTAGTAGAACAAAACAAACGACAAAATATACACAGCTGAGTACTAATGCATCTTCAAACAATTTTACAAAAACGGCTGCTGATGGAACTACAAGTACAGTAAGTTTTACTCAAAGTAATCCAGGAAGTAGTAGTGGTTTAGAATTTGAAATGATTATCAAAGGAGATGGTTCAGTAAAGATTGAAATATTAAATGGTGGTACTGGTTTTGGTGCTAATTATGATTTGACTATTCCTGCTAGTGAAACTGGAAACGGTACAGTTCATCTAGATGGTGCTGTACTTGGATTAGGTACATGTCGTTTTAGATCTTTAGAAAAACATCCTGCAAGTACTGATAATTCAAAAGCAAGATTACATGTATTCGATGTTAATATTACGGCAGGTTCATTGACTGAAGTTGCACGATTTGATCAGCCTCATGAAGCTACTGGAACAGCATTTCTAGCAACTGCTTCTGGAGATAATGTAGGTAAACTATATAGTAATGCTCGAGCTTCTGGTGGTGCTTCTACTCAAATATTTAGAATGCCCTACAATTCAATTAGGCACATGGGTTCTCATATATCTCCAACAGCTGAAGTTCCACGAGCTAGGTATAAAAAGAAAGTTACTTTAGCTAAAGCAAGTAATAGTGCTACAAGTACCACGTTTACTTTACCTACCGGCGAGTCATTAGTAGATACTGTTGGATTTTTAACACAAGATACTGCTACTGGTGCAACACTTCATACTAATATATCAGTTTCTGGACAAACTGTAACAGTAAGCGGATTAAATAGTGGTGAAAATGATACTGATGCTTACATTATTGTTACAGTCGAAAATTCACATTCGAGCACCAGCACATTAAGAACGAGAACAAGAGCTTATTCGCAAACTGGTACTGCACCATTTGATGGATATGCATTTGATGGTCATAAGCCAGTATTATTAAATAAAGCAGATGTTGTAAAAGTGTATTATGCTTATGATGCTGCTTTAGATATAACTGGAACAACTACAAGTAGCGGCAATACCATAGGATCTACTACTCTTACTTTAAGCAGTGCGAATGCTAGTATTACTCCTGGTATGCAAATTGTAAAAACTTCTTCTGATACTGGTAACGAAGAACCAGTTAGTTATGGAACAGTTCAATCAGTAAGTGGAGCAGTTATAACACTTGATAGAGCATTACCTTCTGTTGCTAATAGTACAGGTGTTACTTTCTTTAATAATTTGATTGGTCAATTTGATTTTGATGATGGTCAAAGAGAGTCATACTACGACGAATCTAGATTGATTCCAAAAGGATCAATGCAGGCAATTACAAATCTAAAAGTTAAATTTAAATATTATTCACATGGTACTGGTGACTTCTTCACAGTTGATTCATTTACTGGATCGGGTGCTGGTGACGAAAAAACAAATTATAATAGACAATATAAAGGTATTTCTTTAAGAGATTCTATTGATTATAGACCTATTAAAGCTGCTACTGGCGCAACCTTAGGTAAAGAATTTTCAACTGGAACAGGGCCTATTTCTGGTAAAGCACCAGCTGAAGGACGAAAGGTTGTAACTGATCTAGAATTTTATTTACCTAGAACAGATAAAGTTATAGTAAATAAAGAAGGTGATTTCGAAGTTATACAAGGAAAGCCAGCTTTAAATCCTTCTATTCCAGAAGATAAAGTAAATGCTATGACTCTTTTCACTGTTCATTTGAAAGGTTATATGTATAGACCTTTGCCAATGAAAGACTTTAAGGTTATAACTCATAATTATAAACGATATCAAATGAAGGATATTGCTTCAATTGACGATCGGGTTAAAAAGTTAGAATATTATACTTCTTTAAACTTCTTGGAATCTGCTGCGACGAATCATCACATGGTTGATTCTGTCGGTAATCCTATGTTTAAAAATGGTATTTTTGTTGATTCATTTAAAGGTCATAACAAAGGTAACGTTAACCACCCAGACTATTTAAATTCTGTTGATCGATATGCTGGTATACTTAGACCTCATACAAATACTAAAAACATTCCTATCCGTAGATTTGCAAATGATAAGGTAACTACCGGTACTGATGCAAAGAGTTCAAAGATTGTAGAAAAGAACTCAATATACACGTTACCATATACAAATACCGCATTTATTGAACAACCGTATGCGGCTGATAGTATTAAAGTTAATCCATATAATATCTTTACATGGGGTGGTGTAATGTGGCTATCGCCCGATAGTGATGAATGGGTTGATACAGTTCATCGCCCTGATGTAGTTATTGATCAGGTTGGTGTTTATAATTCTTTATTAGCTCAATTGGAAGAAGATAATGTTATTGGTATGCATTGGAATCATTGGGAAACTACTCATACTGGTGTTGAATCAACATTTATAAGCTTGTCAACAACTCAGCTAGAGACTGCAAATACAGATCATAATGGAAAGGCTAGAGCAATGGCAACTGCTACTGGTACATTGCAGGATGATTGGAATATTTATCAGAATAGAGGCTATATATCTTATGATAGTCAGCATATCGATGTTAATGCATTAATTAATGATCCAAACGGTGAGTGGTGGGACACGGGGCTTGATGATAATAAAGGTATGAGATTGCTTGTTGAAGAAACAACTAGTAGTGAAGTTACTTTCCATGATCAAATAAGAGATGGTTTTAGAAACGATATTGTAATCGATACTCAACTCGAATCACAAGGAACTAAAGTTGTTGAAACACAAATTGTTCCATTTATTAGACCACGTACTATATACTTTAGAGCTGAACACTTAAAGCCTAACACTAAATTCTATCCTTTCTTCGATGGAATTGATGTGAGCTCCTATTGTAAATCAGTTTCTCCTGATTATGGTGCTGATGGCTTTATAGAATGGACAAAACAGGAAGCTATTGAAAGTGCATCTCTTTATAATAAAAGCTCATTAGATGGTAATAGTACGTTAATAACAGATGCTGGTGGTAAATTATTTGGTAAGTTCCAGATACCTAATAATGTAGGTGGATTACGATTTAAAACTGGTTCAAGAGAGTTTAGAATTTCTGATGACTCTACTAATAATACAGAGAATGAACTTTCTTATGCAGAAGCAACATATTATGCTGCAGGTTCGGTACAACATTTAGAAGAAACAATTCATTCTACAAGAATTCCTAGAATTGAAACTACTCATTTGTCTGAATCAAGAACTATCAAGGAAGCTGCTGTCACCAAGATAACTCAAAGAGTTAAATATATCGATCCATTAGCACAAACATTTATTTGTGATCAACCAGGCGGTATGTATACAACTAAGCTTGATTTATTTGTAGCTGGTGCGGATAAAACTGGTGGTACTAATGAGAAACAAAGTATTCCATTACGTGTAGGTTTACGATTAGTTGAAAACGGTATACCAACTCAAAAAGCTGTTCCTGGTTCTGACGTAACTGTTTATTATAATTCAAATACAGGTGGACATCCAAGTAATGGATTAGTTATTGGCGATACATATACTATTCATACTTTAGGTACTGCAGGACAATGGGCAAATGCTGGTTGGGTTGCAAATTCAACTGGACCTAATGGTGATAAGCATGGCTCAACTCCTGTTGAAGGTGATTCATTCGTTGCAACTGCTACCACTACTGGTAACACTAACGGTAAAGCTCGTGCAGAAAATACATGTTATGAATCTGATATCACAACTGATGCAACGGTAGCATGTCCTATTACATTCGAACATCCAGTTTATTTGACAGAAGCAACTGAATATGCGGTTGTATTGATTGCATCATCTGAGCTTTGGAAGGTATACTTCTCTGAAACTGGTCGATTAGATATTACAGGAAGCGCAAGTGAACCGGCAATGATTGTTAAGCAACCATATAATGGTGTATTCTTTACATCACAAAATGCTTCAACATGGACTCCACATCAATTAAGAGATTTAAAATTTAATTTATATCGTGCAAATTTCGATGTTAATAGTGCAACTAATGCTGCAAATTATACAGCTAACTTTGTAAATGATAAACTAGAATCTGATAGATTAATGAGTAATCCATTTACATATATTTCTAAGCCTAGTGGTAGTACTACTGTAATTAGAGTACATCATAAGAATCATGGTATGTATACTGGTAACCAAGTAGGAACTGCAAATACAGCTAAGAACAGTAAAGTTGTATTTACTGGTTGTGTTAGCGAAAACGGTCTTACAGCAGCAAACTTAAATGCTGCAGCTGGTCATCAAATACATGATATTGAGCATGATTCATATTGTGTAACTGTTACGGGTCAGGCAACTACTTTAAATATTAGAGGTGGTGGTAATGCTGTATTTGCAACTAGTAATGCACAATTTAATAACTTATATGTTTATAATGAAAACTTCCAGCCAGCTGGAACTAATCTAACCTCGACATTTGCAACAACTGCAGGTAGATCAATGGATGGAAATAGCGTTAGTCGTAGTGGTCAAACAATGGATTATGAAGATATTACTAGTGCAGTTATTTCATTAAATAAAAATACTCCAATGGAATTTCCATGCTTGGTTGCATCAGAAAAGAATGAAGATCATGCAGCATCTATTATTAATTCTACATTTGATAAGAAATCATTTGGTATGTCGATTACATTTACCAATAACTCAAACTTCCTCTCTCCAGTTATTGATGGAAGACGATTCTCATTATATGCAACTCAAAATAGAATTAGTGATCCTTCTACATACAACCAATATGGGCCTGATGGAACTACACAAAATGAATACTATGCAACAACAGGTAATGTAAATGCAAGTACACAAATTGCTACAAGTGGTTCAAGTACTCAAAATAGCTATTATAATAATGTTGCAGGTAGTGGTAGATTCTATGTTCCTAATACCGCACCGTTTGGTGTGGATGATATAAATAATTACATTACTAAACAAGTCCGTTTAGAAAATAATGCAACGGAATTAAGAGTACTTGCAAATGTGTTAAGACCCTTTGATTCAAATGTATTTTTATATTTTAAAACATCTGCAGATCCAAATGCTGGCTTTGATTTATTACCATGGACTTATGCTAGCCCTACGAATAACATAGCAGTAGAAACAGGGTTTGATAACGTTGAGTGGATCATTACTCCACCGAAATCATTTACTGTATTTGCTATGAAGATAGTGTTAGTCGGTAAAGATTCATCAAACGTACCAATGATAAGGAACTTTAGAGCAATTGCAGCAACATAATATGAAAGGTGAATATCAAAAAGTTCAGGATAATCCTTCATTAGTTCGTGATAACAGCTCTGATGCGATTATAAATATAAATGATACTGCTTATAAAGCAAGATTAAGACAGATTGAAGAGTCTAAAAAGCAAGCTCAACAGGCTGAAAAAATCGACAAGCTCGAATCAGATGTTGAAGAAATTAAAAACTTATTAAAACAACTAGTGAGTAAATAATGGCACAAAATAAAGAAACAAGAGTACCAAAGACTTCAACGTTTGAAGAGTGGAGACAGTCTACAAACAAAGTATCATTTGACGTAGGTCCAATCGAGAGTGACAGTAATAAATCTGCTGATTCTCTAGATAAAGAGTCTCGACTTACAGATCAGGCTAAAACTATTAATGTAGGTACTGGTGTATCTACAGTAAATGCAAACCTTGACTCCGGAGCTGCTTGGAGAGGGCATAACTCAGTTTTTGCAAAAAATGGTACAGCTAAAACTGGAAATGTACTATATGGCTTTGGCGGGCAGGATAATGGCCTGGAACCAGGCGGTTCACAAATTGCCAATCAACAATTCTCTGTTGCAGCAAACGGTAATATTACATTAGCACCTAATACTAGTATATGGGCTACTAATAATTTAGTACCGCCAGGCGGAAGTAATATTGCACGAGATGGTAATGACGGTGGTGCATACATAGAATTTAATACGTTTATTGAAGATACAACTTGGAGAGGTAAAACTCTAACCTTTGCTGGAACCGTAGGTACAGCTAATGTAAATAGTAGATACGAAGTAAAAGCCTTTATTAAATCACTTAATTCAGCTACTGGTTATAGTGTTGTAGAAGAGAAAACAGTAGATATTGATTCTACGGGTGCTTTTAGTATATCTCAGGCAATTAGTGAAGGCAATACTATTGTACCTCAGGTTGGTTTCCTCTTTGGTGGTGTTAACGCACAAGCTGGACAGACTCCATCACAGGGAAGTATTATAATAAATAGTGCTACTTTGACTGTTGGCCCAGGTGCCAATCAGATCATTGACAGTAACGAAGAATTTATCCGTGATCAATCAAGTGGTGCTAACAATGTAGGTATTCGTGTTGATTTTGCACCAGATGAAAAACTTGATATGACTGCAGGTTATATTATTGTTGAAGGTAGTTCTGGTGCACCTGCAGATTTTGTAGCAGGAAAATCTGTTCATCAGTTTACCGGTAATAGTTCAAGTAATACACGAGAGTTTGCTGCTGATATCGTTTCGGTTTTAAAATCTGGATCTAATATTAGAAAGATTCTTATTAAAAATGCTATTGGTGCATTTAACCCAGCACTTAATTTAGGCGCTGCAGATAATTATTCTACTCAAACAATAGCTGCTGCTAGATTAGTTAGACAAGTTGTCGGTTCGCTTAATGTTGGTTATGTTCGAGTATACAAAACAACTAGCGGTACTACAACTAAGTTAACACAAAGTGTTACAGATATTAATGGTTTCCATTTACCTAGAGCAACCTTTGCACTTCCATTTACTTCTGGTGCGTCACAACCTTCGGCAGCATTTGTGGAAGGTGAAAGAATTTATCAAACAACTAATAATACTGCAGAAGCATCTAATAATGTTCCATTCTTTACTGCTAAGATATTAATTGCATTAGGCGGAACTGCATACGCAAGTAAATATGGTTTAGGAACTCATGGTGGTCTTATACTTTATGATACAACGGGTACATTTGATCCTTCTAAATTATTAAGAAGTACAACTGCAGCTGGCCAAACTATAGCAGCTAGTCGATATACTGCAACTCATAATGATTGTGTAATTGATCAGACTTTCTCTTCTATTATTCGATTAAATACTCCAGCGGTTTCTGGTGATTCATTCGAAATTGAATATGCAAGTGCGGTTGATGCTATTGTAGAATTGCAAGACGATATTGGTAAGATTGAAGATCTCGCAACTAATACTGTTCAAGCGGGATTCGGTGCTTCTGGTGACAGAAAAACTCTTTCTACATCTGACCTAGTTGTCATGTTAAACAAATTACAAGATATGATTGGTAATGCAGCAATACCAACTATTAGTAATAATACTCATCTAGTTCCAGCAAATGTAAATACTATCAGTGATGCAGCTAAAAATATAGTTACATTTATTGGTGATACTGATTTATCGGATGCAAATTTAGGTGCTACAGCCAACGCATCTTCTACTTTGACTGATGCAATTACAACAATTAAAACCTTTATTGGTAGTACAGATATTTCTGATATCACTAGTGGTGAAACTGTAACATCAACAATTGCAAGAGTTCATGATGAGATTGGTGATGTTGCTGGTGACTTAGCCGGTAAAGGTTTTACAGATGATTCTTTAGGAACCAATATTCCAAGCTTAAGTAAAGCAATAGTTGAAATAAGAGATGCACTTGTTGGTACAAATAATTTAGTTGCAACTATTGATACACTTGATACAAATGCTGGAGATGCTGCTAATTATGCAGCCGATGATGTAGTTGCTGCTATTGTTGAAATACAAAAAATTATTGGTGATAGAACAGGTCTTAATCAGGATACTCTTGGCGATGTTACTGACACACCATCAAATATTGTTTCAGCAATTAATAATATTAAAGCATATATTGGTACAACCGTAGGTATTTCTACTATTAAAAGTGGTACAAATGATGATACAATTACTGGTGCGGTTAAACAATTGCATGACGAAATTGGTGAACAAGCACTAAGCAATGGAACCAATTATAATACTGCAGCTGCTACTTCATTATCACATGCTATTCATGGTATTCAGGGAATGCTTGGTGACGTATCTGTTAATGGTATTGGTGCTGCAAATACAGTATCTTCTGCGATTAACAAAATGCATGGTGAGCTTGGAGATCCAGATAGTTTAAATGCTAATCCAGTTGTCGCGTATAGTACTCAAAGCGGATCAGAGAATGATGGTTCCGGTGGATTTAGAAATGCGACTGGTGGTAGTGATGCAACTGTTGTATCAGCTTTAACAGAATTAAGACAAGCATTAGTTGGTGATGGCGCTAATCTGGCTGTAGTTGGCTCAGCAGCTCGAACTGATAATGATACATCAGCTACAATTGCTTTAGCGAAAGCAGACTTAGCTAATTTAAATGGTTACAGTAAAACAAATATTATCGACTCTATTCTAGAAATTCAAGAGTTACTTGGTGATATCACTTCACTTACAAGTGCTACAAACGATTTTAATACAGCAAATGTTGTTGCTTCTTTAGTAGAATTAAAAACAGCTCTTGTTGGTGCTGATGATCTTACAGATACAATTGCTACTTTAAATACTGTTGATGCTGGTGGAACAGACTTTAATACCGGTAATGTTGTTGATGCAATTAGAGAAATACAAACAGATATTGGTACATTAAGTTCATTAGCATCTACACCTTTTGCTGCTGATGCTAATATTGAAGGTTCTTATACCAATACAACATTTAAAGATATTATTGCAAGCACAAATGAATATATCGGTGCAGCTAATATTGCAGATATATCAAGTGCTAACAATACAATTACTGGGGCTTTAGAACAATTACATGATGAACTTGGACCAATTAGTAATGCTAAATTAGGTACAAATGCTAATAGATCTAAAACCTATGCTTCAGGCGGAGCAAATGGAGCTACTACAGTTACAGTAAATAATGTAGCTGGATTGGTAGAGGGAATGGTTGTAACTGGTACTAATATTCCAGCCGGTACAAAAATTCACAGTATTAGCAATAATACAATAACACTTACTCAGGCCATTTCTGGTGGCGCTACATCAGGAGCTCTGGTATTTAGAACAGAAGCTGTTCAATCAGCGGTATTAGTAAATGATACAAATATTGGAGATACTCAATTATTAGACGATGAAGTTGGTTATACTAAACAAATAATTGCTCCTGCAATTAAAGAGATTCAGCAATTAATTGGTGATATTCAGGATAATAACGAAGCACCTATTTTAAATAGTGTTAATACACGTATTACTCGTGATACTGGTTCTGCTTCAGTAAATGCTAGTGCAACTACGATTCCAATGGCCGATACAACTGGTATCACAGTAGGTATGAAAGTTAAAAATACCGAATCGGGTCGCACAGGAAGTATTGCAGCCGGAACTTTAGTAACAACTGTTAATGTTGGTGTAAGTATTGTTGTAGATACAGATGTTGTTTCAACAATTAACAGCGGTGATACTTTACAATTTGATTCACCTACGGTTGTAAATGCTATTAGAACACTTGATGCGCGCGTTGGGCAAGAAGTTACTCCAGCAAGCATGGGTACAAATGCAACTACATTAGTAACAGCAATTAAAGAAATTACTGATGAGATTGGCGCCGTAACTGCAGGTAACCTAGGTACTACATCATCTAATTTAACAGCGGCAATTAAAGAAATTGTAGATGGTACTGGAGCCGCAACTGTTACTGTTAAAAGCGTTGCTAGTCAGCAACCAACTGGTAAATTAGATAGAGTATCTGCCGCAGCACAAACAATACTTGGTGATATTAACTTTAATTCTCCTAATCCTAGTGCTGGAGCTGCAGCTACAACATTTGCATTTGGTGCAAATACTGTTCTTGATGTTTCAAGTGCTACTTTAAAAATGTCAGCAAATGCTGCTGGTACATTTAATATTGCAAGTGCCTTTGTAAACTTACAACCTTCAGCAAATAGCGGTGCAGGTTTACAGGTTGATCGTAGTGCAATTGATAATGTTTCAATTGAAACCAGTTCAGATGCAATATTCCAATGGAGAGAAGCTTCTGTTAGTACTAATAATCCAGCATCTGCTCATAACCAATCAGATATTGCATGGGAAGTAAAAGGTTTAACTGCTGCAACAAGTCCACAAGCATATACTCAACCTAACGTTGATTTCCAAAATGCTTATCGTCTATTTGGTATTGGTACAACTAATACTGCTAATAGTATGTCTAATGTGACAGTTACATGGGATTCTACAAATCATAACTTTGATGTTTCGTTAAACGATACAACTACTGATATGACAGGTGGTGGTTCTGGTCCAGCTGGATCAAGTGCAACTGCCGGTTTAACTGCATGGGGTACAACTGCTAAGATTCCTCAAATTCATGTGGATCGTCAAGGTCGAATTGCAGGTATTGTCGAAGTTGATATGGCTAACTTCCTCGGAACATTTAATGTTCAAGGTGATAGTGGTAGTCAGGCAGTTGCACAAGGCAATAATGTTAAATTTGCTGGTACTGCGGGTGAAATTGAAACTGCTGTAACTGATGAGAGTGGTACAAAAACTGTAACAATCGGATTACCAAACAATGTAGATATTGATGGAACCTTTGGAGCTGCTGGAAACGTAAATCTTGCAAGTGGTAATGGTGCAAGTAGTACAATTACACTTGGTGGATCAAATACAGTTACTACTGTTGCTGGTCGTCTTAATATTCCAGGAATACTAAATGTAACCGGTACAAATCAGTCTGTTACAGTATCTAATACAACAATTACTGGTGATGCTCTTGTTTTAAGAACTGAAGATGATTCAGTTCCTGCTAATACCGATACTCCTAAGTTTGTTATTAACAGAGGATTCAGCGCAATTAAGAATACTACACAACTTGCAGCTGGTAAACGATATAAGGTTGTAAGTGGTACCGGATTTACCCAATTGGGTGCAGCTAATAATAATGCAGGTACAGTCTTTACAGCAACAGGCGCGAGTGGATCTAATACCGGTACAGCTAAACTTCAAGTAGATGAAGCAGCAATTGTATGGAGTGAACAATATGATCAATTCATATTAACTCGTGCTGGTAACGCGGGTGCGGTTAGTACTAATACTCAGTCAGGTGCAATCGTTGCTCAAGGCGATAAAATGTCGGCTTCACAAGTATATACTTCGACTGAAAGTGATGCAGATGTTAATAATAGAATACCATTTTTACCAGGGTTATCGGGTGAACTTAAGAGTGATGATGCTTTCTTATATAATTCACAGAGTAATGTACTTACGCTTACTAATGGCGGTATTAGTGCTGGACAATTCCAGGTAACTGGTGGAACTGGTGCTAATCAAGTTCAAATTAAAACTAATAGTAATGCACAACCATTATGTATAGCTCGGCATGCAGATATGACCAAAGAAGTACTAAAAGTCGGTGTTGAAGATCGAGAAGTAATATTTGATTATGTTGAAGATACAGCTGATGAAGGTAAAGATAGATTTGGTAAGATTAGATTTAGATTAAATGGTAATCATCCTGGTGATGCTGAGGGCGCTGAAGTAACTAATCGATTAGGACTTTTAATCGATGAAGATAAAATTACTGCACGTGGATTGTCGATTAGTGCTAATGGTATGAGTGTTAATGGTACATCTACCTTAAAATCAATTAATACTACTGGTTTGTTTACTCATCAGAGATATGACATTGATGGTGCAACTGTACTAGGTCATGAGTTAAATAATAGAATAATTTCTGCACAATTCCAAAATAAAGTTACCACATCTGGTAATAAATCAATTCTGCAAATTGAAGATCGACGTTCTACTGCGACTACTGATGGAGCTGAAGTATATAGTAGTGCTACAAAGGGAATACAACACCGGATAGATGGTACTTACATGAGTTTCCTTGACTTCCAGGCGACGAGTGGTCATGATCATCAAGCAATACTTGGTGGAATATCTCATGGCGCACGTAAAACTTACATTAGCGGTAATGGTATAAGTGCAACTAAAATATACAATAATATTAATGCTATTACTGCATCTGAATTAGTTTTCGAAACTAAGGCAGGTGGTGCTAAAGTAATAGGTGATTTAGAAGCAACTACTGCTAAACTTGGTGGAATAAAATTCTCTGCTGAAAATGATACTCAAAACTTTATCGCATTTAAAGGAACAACTGGCGATAATCAAAAGCATTATCAACACACCATGATGGGTGAACATATATACGGCGGTACTGAAAAGTCTGAACTTCTTCTTATGAAGCTAAATGATTCAGCTGACACATCGGGTAAAGATAGAATTAGACATGTTGCTCATGAGCATAGATTCCAAACATTAAATGGTACTGTTTCAACTTCACTACTAACTGCCAATCGAGGAATAAATGAAACTATAGCTGCTGTTGAGGCAATAAGTCCTTCCATTGTTGTAGATGCAATGACAATTAAAGGTGATGGGAATGTTGGTATTGGTACTAATGATCCCGGCACTAATAAGCTTGAAGTTGCTGGTAAAACTAAGGCACACAGCTTTTTAGTTGATCGCGATAATTCTGATGCAGAAATCATGATCAAAGCATCAACAATTCCCGCTGGTCAAAGTACTAACTCGATTAACAAAGTTAGAATGACGACTACTACAAATACTGATAGAGATGGTATATTACAAGTACAAAGTGCACAGCTAGGTACTACGGCTGGTAATTCTACAACTCAAGCAGTATTTAAGGTTCGTAATGGTAATACTTCATATTTACAAGTAATCGATCAAAGACATGCAGATGGTTCAGATTGGAGATTTGCTCATAAACGTCTTGAGTTTGGTATTGATACTACACGTATGGGCTATATTGCACAAAACCTTAATGAAAATTATGGTTTAGAAATTGGTACTGCTGGAAATTCAGGTGCGGTGAGTGCAGACAGCTTTACACCACAACCATGGATTCGATTTAGAAAAGCAGCTTCAGGCAACGGTGCTGGTGCTGTTGAATTGTATCATGGTAATTCTGGTACTTCATCACTGAAGCTTCAAACAACTTCTGATGGTGCAGAAATTTCCGGTAACTTACTATTAAATTCGAATACTTCTAGATTAAGAATCGGTAATCATGCAAATTATGATGCTAATTCTAACACTAGTTCTGATGTTGCAAATTCAGCTATTTACGTTAGAACTAATGGTAATACTGATGCTAAGGTTGTTATTGAAGCAGATTCAAATAATGCCAATGAAGCTGCAAATCCATCTCTTATATTATACCAAGATGGTCAAAGAGTTGGAGGTAAAATTGAGTTAACCAACGACGAAGACATTGAAGCAACTGACTGTTTAGCTAACTCATTACTTATTTCTCATCTACATAATGATACCGAGGGGGCTTATGGGCTTCAGTTTGCAACTGATGGAGATGCTCCGGAATACGGTAGTGTTATACCTAAGGTTAGAATGACAATACGTTCAGAAGGTAATATTGGTATTGGTACTAATGAGCCTGGAGAAAGATTAGATGTTGCTGGCAATATTAAGTTAAGTGGTATTATCGATCAAAACGGTACTGGAGTTAATGACTTCGAAGGTCAAATTGATTGTAATCAGGATGTTAAAACAACTCAATCTGGTAAAGGTTTCTATGCATATGGTGGTGGTACTGATTACCTCACAATGACTCATGACGGATCTGGTGGTCATATTGATTCAGCTGATCAGCTAGAGATTGCAACACCGACATTTAAAGTCAACAGCGGTAATGGCAACGAAACAATGATAAATGCCACGCAGAATGCACAGGTTGATTTATACTATGATAGTGCTGTAAAATTAACAACTACTTCTACTGGTGTTAAGGTAGTAGGACCAAATGTTGCAGAAGCTAATATTGTTAAAGACGGATTGTTTAATAACAGTACACTAGAAACAGGTCGAATTTATTTTGCAAGAGGTGGTAATACCAATGATGTTGCGTCAATAAAATTCTGTTCAGAGATTGATGCAAATGCAAATCAGCCATTCAATGGATTTAACAGATCTTGCCTAGACTTCATTATTGGTGATGATTATAGTAATACTGTGGCAAATGCTGATAAATTTAGATTCCGCTTTGATCCTCATTCTGGTCTTAATAGTGGTAATGTATTCTCGCTAGTAGAAATTAATGCAAAGGCTGATGGTTCTACATTTATAGATCTAACAAGATCTGGTGTTGGAACCGCAAGTGAAGTTAAGGCAGCAACATTTACTGGTGCATTAAGTGGTAATGCTTCAACTGCAAGTGATTTAGCTTCTGGTTCTACTCTTGCAGTTGCTAAGGGTGGTACTGGTGCAACATCATTTGCAAATAAGGCTGTTATTATTTCTCAAGATACTGGTACTGATACATTAGCTGCTGTAACAATGTCAACAAATGGTCAGCTACTTATTGGTGGTACGTCTGGCCCGGCAGCAGCTAAGCTTACAGAAGGCGAAGGTATTGATATTACTAATGGTAATGGAAGTATTACGATTAAAGGTGAAACTGCATCGGATACTAATCTTGGTATTGCTAAGTTTAGTACTGATAACTTCTTGGTAACGAGTGGTGATGTTACTATTAAAAATAAAGGTGTTGCTACTGCTGAACTTGCTGATGATGCAGTCACATTTGCTAAGATGCAAAATATTGCAACTGATAGAATCATGGGTCGTACAGCAGCTAATAGTGGTGATGCTAAGGCATTGACTGCTTCAGAAGCTCGTGGAATACTTAACGTTGAAAATGGTGCTGATAATTATGCCAACTGGAAGGTAGGAGTTAATCAAAATAATGGTACTGAAGGTGACACAGTAGATATTAATTCAACTCAAACTCTTCGTTTCCAAGGTAATAATGCAACAAGCATAACGCGATCCGGTAATAAAATTACAATAAGTTCTAATAATACGACTTATAGTGCTGCTGGCGGTACTAGTAGTACCGATGATAATGGCATTTATTTAAATGGTACACAATTTAAATTAGGTTCAAATATAAGACCTAATGCTCATCAAACATTCGGTAATAGTGATAAAACTGAAATTGTATTTACTACCGTGACTGAGGCCTCAGGGATACCTCAAATTAATATGTACACTTCAGAAAGTACTAGTGCTAAGGCCGCGAGTATAATACCAGCTAAGTATTTTGAAAGTGCAGATTATACCTTCCCTCAACCCGCCTACGGCGATAATGGTGTTATTGGTGAAGTATGGTCCGTGCAGATTAGAAAACCAGCTCCAACGTTGGATAACGAAGTTTCAAATAAAGCCTATGTTGATAGTAAACAACCTAAAATGGCTGCTTGTACACATAATGGTACTGATCCTCTTAGACTTGATCATTGTACAGTTAGTCGAACTGCAGCAGGTCGTTATACTGTAACATTGGCAACTGATAAAGGGGCCGATACTTTCCCTCATATCGTTGCTAGTTTAGGAAATAATTATAGTACTGGATCCTTGGGAGGAAATAACCTAGCTAATCCAGCTTTATACAGTATTACTGCTAGAAGAAATGGTACAAGCACAACTGAGTTCTTAATCGAAATCGTAAAACTGAGATCAGCTAACGAGTATGGTGGTGGTGATGATAACAATTCCGTTTCTTACTACCACCGTGATAATGTGGATTTAGCATGGAGCTGTATGATATATAACGGTGAAGGCGACTAGCAACTATATATAATATTGTTATTAATTAAGTGAAATGAATATGAGTACTATTTACAAATATATAGAAAGTAATAAAGATGGAAGCTTAATGATCACTCATTCTGGTCTTAAGCTTCCGGAAACTTCTAATAGATTATTTTTATCTGATAGTGATTATGATCAATATAAAATACATATAAAATATATTGATTGCTGCTTTCTTAATGAAAATAAAAAATTAGAAGTAGATTCTGTCAAAGTATTATCAAAAAAACTACAAAGATTAACATTTGATATTGATGATAAGGTAGGCAAGTTAAGAAAATTAGTTCAAGAAGCATCGATGCTTGACAATAAAGAAGTTGCAAAAGAAATTGCAGGTGTCATTAAATCAATGAATAGCTTTTTAAGTAAGTCTGACTTTAGTAATATTACAGATATTAACGATATTGAACAAATAACTTGCCCTGAATTGAATATAAATTATGACAAATACTTCTCAGATAAAATATACGGAATATGATATACATGGAAAAGGCGTCCCGGCTCCTTTATATGTTGAAGAACTAGAAAATTTATTAAAGAAACTTTCAACTAAAGACATTTATAATAAATATGAAAAATATTCACGAACTGGTGAATCTGATTCATGTGATTTTCATGCTGCTAATTCATCTCATGTAAAAATACCCGACTCTGAAGTTATACCATTATTACCAATATTAAAAAAATGTTTTCCTAAGTTATCATTTAGAATAAGTGGTCAATTTATATATGGACCAGGTGATGGTATTGATGAGCACACAAATGCCAATGATCCTTCAGATGTAATGTATATAACTTATGCAACTGGTAAATCTTGTTTTTCGTATAGATTTTCTCCTGATGACAATTTTATTGATACTTATGATAATATAAATGGACTTACATTAAGAGCCTTTACTGCAACATCTATTGAACCATATACACATCATAAAGTACACTGTGAATCTGGATATAGAGTTTCTATAGGATTAAGATATGTCCAACTTTAAATCTAAATCTTATAGTAGACATTGGTTAGATGATAATAGATTCATAAACGTTAATCATATGATGATAACGCTTAATTGTTTGAGATTAATATCTTATAAAGAAAACTACGATATATCTAATACCGAATGTAAAATTATCCATCCGTTAAAGGAAGATGTTTTAAATTATTATCAAACAAAAGGTGTTTGTAAGGATCCTATTGTAGTAACTGATGACAATTTTTGTTTAGATGGTCGTCATAGAGTAGCTTTTCATAAAGAAAATAACATTTCTACATTGCCTGCATATATAGTTCCTCGATCTCAAGTAGATAAATTTATTGAAAGTTTGTAATTTTTATTTGTATAAATATACTATATTGCAACATAACTTAAGGTAAACAATAATGGCAATTTATTCAAATTTAATAGTTGATCAAGGTTCGAACTTTTCCTCAACGATTACAGTTACAGATAACGATGGAAGTTTAGTTAATCTAACTGGTTATACTTATGCTGGTAAAATAAAAAAGCATTATAACTCTGAGACTTCAGTTGCATTTGTAACTCCTACAACTCCTGGAAGTAACGGAGAAATAGAAATTAGATTAACCGACACTCAAACAAAGGTATTAGAACCCGGCCGATATGTTTATGATGTTGAAATATATTCAAGTGGTGGGGTTACAACTCGAGTGGTCGAAGGACAGGTTGAAGTAACTGCTGGAGTCACACTAGGAGGAACATAATATGTCAGATATAAAGGCAAAGATTTCGCAATCTGGTTTATTAAAAGGTTCCACATCATCACAACAAGAAGTTGTCGCATCTAGAGTTGAAGTAAATACAGCTGGAATAAATCTAGGCGATCTTTCAGATGTTGTTATTACTAGTCCTGCTGATGGTAGCTATGTCGTATATCAAAGTAGTTCAAATACATTCATAGACGATCAAACCATAACTAAAACTGCTAACGGTATTAATTTAACCGGTAATACTACTATTGCTTATGGTCGTACATTAAATTTTACGAGCGGAAATCCTGTTTACAGTGCCATGAATCTTGGCAACAATAATATTACTGGTGTAAATCATATATCTTTTGCAGATGCTGGAGCAGGAGAAGGTTTGCGTTGGGAAAATATTCAAATAGTAGAAACAAACGATGGTTTAACAGGAAATTCAGCAGGCGACTTACAAATAACCTACAAACAAAGTGATAATAGTTATGCTCGTAGACTTACCGTACGAGATACGGGTATAGATGTAGTTGGTAGTGCTGTTATATCTGGTACAGCCACTTTTGCTGGTGGTACAACTTCCGCAGATTTAAACTTCGGTGACAGTGATAAAGCCGTATTCGGAGCAAGTGGAAACTTAAAAATCTATTTTGATGGAAATCATAGTTATGTTTACGATACGGGCCCTGGAGACTTACGCGTACGTGGAAATAATTTATACTTGCAAAACGATACCGGAGGAAACTATCTTAGTGCTATAAACGGTGGTGCAACAACCTTATTCCATAATGGAAATACTAAAATTGCAACAACTGCTAATGGACTATCGATCACAGGTAGAGCAGAAGCTACAGAAGAATTTCGTTCAGATATATTCCGTGGTAGTACCTATGCAAGCGCCAGTTATCTAGACTTTGATGATGACGAAACACGTGGAAGCAGTGAAGCTACGACCTTAGAGTCTATTGCAGCTATGAACTTAAAGTTTGATAACAATGCTAATGATGGACAAAAATTTAGGATTTTCGGTAATACAGACGGAACAAATACTGCAGCTTTTACAATAGACGATAGCTTAAGAGTCGGTATTAATACAGAAACTCCTAATTGTAAATTTCACATTAAAGATATTACTAATGTTCCAGTTAAAATAGAAACTACACATGGTAGTGGCAATGCTCGAATATTATTTAAACCTGGAGCTAATGATGGTTGGAATATAGGTGCAAATGATAATGGTAATTTCACAATTTATGATGTTGTTGGTGGCCAAAATTCTGTAGTAGTTGAATCTGGTGCTGGTATTAATACATTATTTGTTGATGCTGGTTCTCAAGTCGGTATTGGTACTAATGATCCAAATCGTAAGTTACATGTAAAAGGTTCTGGTAATACTGTTGCTATAAAAGTTGAAGCAACAGATACAAGTCAAGCTAGTTTAGATATGCAAAACTCAGCCGGTTGGTTTAGATTTATAACTAACGATGGTGCCTTACGTATTTATGATCAAGGTAATAATGCTGAAAGATGGCGTATTAGTAATAGCGGTAATGTTGGTATCGGCGCAAATAATCCGAGTAACCAATTAACTCTTAGAGATACTTCTGGTGGTGAAACGAGTGGTATTAAATGGGATAATGGACATGATTCTGTAAAAGCATATTTTAATACTGGTGATGCTGAATCCGACTTTTTTCTTACTTATGTAGGAACTAATAATCCAGAAATTAAATTACAACATGATGGTGATATTGTTTTAAATGGTGGCGCCTCAAGCGGTAATATTTTCTTAAATTCGGGTAATAGTACCGGTAAAGTTGGAGTTGGTTTAAGTAATCCATCTGAAGCTCTTCATGTAAACGGTAATGTGAAAGCAACTCAATTTAAAGGTGAGTTATTAGGTACAATCAATACTGCAACTACTGCAACAACTCAGTCAGCAAGTGATAATAGTACAAAGGTTGCAACAACTGCTTATGTAACTACAGCTGTTGCGGCAGGTGTAAGTGATCTCGTCGGTGGAGCTGGCGACGCTCTTGATACTTTGAATGAACTAGCAGCTGCTTTAGGCAATGATGCTAGTTTTTCTACTACAGTATCGACTGCATTAACTAATAGATTAAGAGTTGATGTAAATAATCAATCTCTTAATGCTACTCAAAAGACAAACGCACTTACGAATTTAGGTGTTAGTTCATTTGGTATTAGTCTTATTGATGACGCAGATGCTGCAGCAGCGAGAACAACTCTAGGACTAGGAAGTGCTGCTACTACAGCATCTTCAGATTACGTAGCTGCTTCAAGTCTAAGTACCTTTGGCGGTACACTCATAGATGATGCAGATGCATCAGCCGCTAGAACAACTCTTGGATTAGGAACTGCGGCTACAATAGACTTTGATGGAGAATACGCAAGTCTTAATAATAAACCAACACTATATACAGATGCTGCTGTTGACACACACTTAAATCAATCTACTGCAGGTAATAATGAAGTATTAAGTTGGACTGGCTCTGACTACGATTGGGTATCTGGAGGCATCGCACTAACTTCTCTAAGTGTTGGGAGCCCTGCCACTGCTAACGGTACAGGCGGTATTTCCTATAATAACTCTACTGGCGTATTTACATATACACCCCCCGAACTACTACAACTCGGTACAACGTCAACGACTGCATTAGCAGGTGATACTGCATTATTACAACTCGGTACAACGTCAACGACAGCAATGGCAGGTAACACTACTTTTGCTTTCTCTGATATTACGAGTAAGCCTACAACAATATCTGGCTATGGAATCACAGATGCTCTAGCGATTGGTACGTCATCAACAACTGCAATGGCGGGTGATACAACATTCGCATTTGCTGACATTACTTCAAAACCAACTACTATCTCTGGATATGGAATTACAGATGCTCTAGCGATTGGTACTAGTTCTACCACAGCAATGGCAGGAGATACAACATTCGCATTTGCTGACATTACATCAAAACCGACAACAATATCTGGTTATGGTATTACTGATGCGTTAACGATTGGTACATCAAGCACAACTGCAATGGCGGGTGATACTACCTTTGCGTTTGCCGATATTACGAGTAAGCCGACAACGATATCTGGTTATGGCATTACTGATGCTTTTGATGGTGCATTTGCATCACTTTCAAGTAAACCAACAACAATATCTGGCTATGGAATTACCGATGCATTAGCGTTAGGCACAACAGCAACAACTGCTCTTGCAGGCAATACACCTGTGATAAAGATCGGAGACACTATTGTTTCAACTAGTGCAGCTGACATAGAATTAGATCCAAATGCTGGAGGTAAAGTAGTATTTAAAGGAAATGCCACTAGAGGTTCAGGACAATTTGTATTAAACTGTGAGAATAACTCGCACGGTATAATTATAAAAGGGCCTCCTCATAGTGCAGGGGCTAGCTATACGTTAGTACTGCCGAACGATACTGGTAGCAACGGTCAAGTTTTAAAAACTGATGGAAATGGTAATTTAAGCTGGGTATCACAAACCGCTGCATACACGGACTCAAGCGTAGACACTCATCTTAATGTAAGCAGTGCAAGTTCCGGACAAATTTTATCTTGGAATGGATCTGATTATGCGTGGGTAGCAGACCAAACAGGTGGTGGCGGCGGAAGTGTTCGTACTGTTAAAGTAGACTTAACCGGTGATGGAACTGTGGATAATACTCTCGAATCATCAGAAGAGTTAGTACTCAAAGCAGGAACCAATGTTACTTTAGCTGAAGATGGAGGTGTTGTTACAATTAATTCTCAGTCTGGTGGCAGTAGTGTAACTATTAAAGATGAGGATGACATGGCCTCAGATAGTGCAACCGCTGTTCCTAGTCAACAATCTGTAAAAGCTTATGTAGATAATAATGCTATTAAAAGAACAGCTTTTTTTAATGATGAAGTTATTACTTTAACTAATAACTATATTCAAATATCACCTACTATGATTTCAGAAGGAACTCCTGGAATTAAACGTCTGAGAGAGGTAGAGTTTTCCTTTGAATTAGATTATTTGAGTATATCTACAGCCGCAGTAAACGATATTATTATATATTTTGAAGTTAAAGGAACAGCCAGCTATGCTGCTAGTTCAACAATGACAGCTACACATGTTTATACTGGTACAGGATTTCACAGAGTTTCCTTTCCAGGAAATATTACTGGATATTTTGGTCCCGGCGCACTTTTAGCCAGTTCAAACACAGCTAATAGCTACTCTCATAAATATATTAAAAAAATGTGGTATGATCCCTCGGTTAGTAAAACTTATGTTGAATATGATACTTACTATGGTGCACTGTTTGCAAGTGGAACATTAACTGTTTATATTTCTCCTAATGGTTTCCTTACAAGTACAAGTGTTTGGAAAATCGTTCAAGATTATAAAATGGATTTATATCAGGCCTCTAGTACGACAAGAAACACTATACACAACTTTAGATGCCATATAGGTGTATATGATGGAACTCTTGAATATAGAATACGAGCAAGAGAGGTACTTGGTGGCGGGCAAGATGCAGGAAGAATACAAGAAATTCATGGAACAATAATTGATTCGGTATGGGAGGAATAAGATGGCTAAAGTAGGTTATGAAAAAATTAATTCAGAAACTAATAAAGCAGAGAAAATAATAGACAGCACTATAGACAGTCTAGACGATATAATGAATAGATTGCAAGAACTTAAGGTTATTCACGCAGATGATCCTTCAGTTATTTCTGTTTTTTATGCCATAGAAAAATCAGGACCAAGATATAAAATTCAGTATCTTGAAAATAAAACAGAATAATAATTACAAAAATTAAACTTTATAAATATAGTAAAGTATGAGGTATTTTTAAATGGCTAAACCAAATAGCAGAGCATCATTAATTAAGTATTGCTTAAGAAACTTAGGTGCACCTGTAATCGAAATTAATGTTGACGATGATCAATTAGATGATAGAATAGATGAAGCTATTCAATTCTATCAGCACTATCATGTGGATGCTATTGAAAAGATATTTCTAAAACATCAAATTACACAAGACGATATTACTAATGGATATATCACAACAACTGATAATATTGTAGAAGTTATTAGAGTTCTTCCAATCAGAGATCATAGTTCTGCAAGTACAGATATGTTTGATGTGAAATATCAATTTCATTTAAATGATATGTATCAACTTGGTTACATGGGTAATATTTTAGAATATGTACAAACGAAACAGCATTTGGCCACGGTTGATCTTCTTATCGATTCAGATGAAAAACATATTAATTTTAATCGTCATAAAAATAGATTAGTTATTGATATGGATTGGGCTAAGGAAGTTAGTGTTGGTGATTTCATTGTAGTTGAATGTCAACGTGTTGTAGATCCAGCTACATTTACTGATGTATATAACGATTACTTCTTAAAGAAATATGCTACAGCTCTTATTAAAAAGCAATGGGGTGCTAACTTAATTAAGTTTGAAGGAATGGTAATGCCGGGTGGTGTTACTTTCAATGGTCGTCAAATATTCGATGATGCAGTCGAAGAACTAAAATTATTAGAAGAAGAAGCTAGATTAAACTGGGAAGAGCCGGTTGACTTCTTCGTGGGATAATAAATGCCTAGAAATGTATACTTTAGTCAAGCAGTAAAATCTGAGCAAAATCTTTATGAAGATCTTATAATTGAATCTTTAAAGATTTTCGGTCAGGATGCGTACTATCTACCTCGAACACTTATAAATCGAGATGATATCTTTGGTGAAGATTCTTCATCTAAGTTTGATGACGCATATATGATTGAAACATACATTGAAAATCCAGAAGGCTTCGAAGGTGAAGGAGATTTATATAGTAAGTTTGGTCTTGAAATAAGAGACGAAGCAAACTTTATTATATCACGAAGACAATGGCAAAAATTTATTGGTACACATTATAGTAATATTACGTATCCAAAACCCGATGAAGGTGATTTAATATATCTACCTTTAAGTAATAGTTTCTTTGAAATCAAGTTTGTAGAAGAAGAACAACCATTTTATCAGTTATCTAACCTACCAGTTTATAAACTATCATGTGCTCTCTTTGAGTCTAATGATGAGCAGATTGATACTGGGGTTGCAGCAATTGATTCAACTACAATTAAGAATACATATCAGGTTGGAATAGATGTTACAGTAACTGGAGGTAATCACTTTACACAAGGTGAAATTGTTACTCAAACTCTTTCTGCTGGAATTACAGTTTTTGGTACTGTTCAAACAATTACGAAAACATCAGCCACCGCGGCAACAATATCTGTATCTAATATTGGTACTAAGGATACAACCAACGCAGCCACAGCTACGGATCAGGCTCGTGAGTTTGTCGTATCGGCAACAGGATCTGCAAATAATTTAGTTGGATCGGAATCTGGTAATACTTGTGTAATTACAAATGTTTATACATTAGCTGATGATGATACAAATAATACATTCTCTTCTGATTCCCAAGCTAAGAATGTTCAGTTTGAAATTGAAGGTGATAACTTTATTGACTTCTCCGAATCTAATCCATTCGGTGATCCATCGGAGACATTATAATGTTTGGTTCTCATTTCTATCATGCTACAGTTCGTAAATCAGTTGCTGTCTTTGGTACAATGTTTAATAATATTACGGTTGCTCGTAAAAAGGGTGATGGATCTCTTATTAATCAGGTAAAGGTTCCATTAGCTTATGGTCCTAAGCAAAAGTTTTTATCTCGTCTTGATGCTTTAACTGGTCAGGATGCATCAGTTGCAATTAAGCTTCCTCGAATGGCTTTTGAAATAACTGGTATTGAATTAGATACAACTAAAAAGCTAGCTAAAAGAGCGATGATAACTGAGCCAGGAACTACTGGTACTACAACTCAACGCAATGTAATTAAGCAGTTTGCACCATATAATATTAATATGCAGCTTAATATTATGGCTAAAAATCAAGATGATGGATTACAAATTTTAGAACAAATACTACCGTATTTTCAACCAGAATATACAGTATCGATTAAACCTGTAGATGAATTTACTTCATTTAAACAAGATGTACCCATTATATTAAATGGTGTATCGTTTGATGATCAATATGAAGGTGATTATCAATCTAGAAGAGTACTAATTTACACTTTAGATTTTACGATGAAAATGTCGTTTTACGGCCCTGTTGGTGATAATAAAGTTATTAGAGAAGTTAATGTTGACTTTAATCAATCAGCTCAAAGCTCTAATAATATATCTGAAATGGATATTACCCTTGGAGGCAGTGATACTGAATCTAACTTTACGGTAACAACTACTATTGATTTAACTGACTTTGAATAATTATGTTTAATAAGAAAGATGCAATTGCAAAATCATTAGAAAAAAATCTACCAGTCGAGGCGAAACATGCCGAGGCTGACAAGGAGCTTTTGTCTAAAGAAGATATAATTAATGATTATAAGTTTTCGCGTGATACATATAAAGAACTTATAAGTACTGGTATGGGATCATTGGATTCTCTTGCTGAGATTGCTCGTGAATCCGAACACCCCCGCGCATTTGAAGTATTAGCAAAATCAATTAAAGATATTGGTGATGTAACTGATAAGTTAATGTCATTGCAAAAAAATAAACAAGACTTGGTAGATAAGAAAGAAGAAAAAAGTAAAGTAACTAATAATAATATGTTTATAGGTAGCACCACTGATTTACAGAGAATGCTACTAAACACTGACGAAAAAGTGATTGATGGCGACATTAAAGAATAATGAGTTTGGTTATCTTGGAAATCCTAATGTAAAGAGAGACGGTGTTGAGTCTCAGTTTACAATTGAGGAAATAAAAGAATATAAGAAATGTATGCAGGATCCTGCGTACTTCGCAAAAACTTATGTAAAGATTATATCACTTGATAAAGGTCTAGTTCCATTTGACTTGTATGAGTATCAAGAGAAGATGTTTAATCATTTTAATAGTAATCGCTTTTCAATTGTATTGGCTTGTCGTCAGTCTGGTAAATCAATATCATCAGTAGCATATCTACTATGGTTTACGATATTTAACCCAGAAAAGACGATTGCTATACTTGCTAATAAAGGTGCAACTGCAAGGGAAATGTTGGCTCGAGTTACGCTAATGTTAGAAAACCTGCCATTCTTTTTGCAGCCAGGATGTAAAGCGTTAAACAAGGGTTCTATAGAATTTAGTAATAACTCAAAGATTATTGCTGCAGCTACGTCTGGTAGTTCTATTCGTGGTCTATCGATTAACTTACTATTTCTTGATGAGTTTGCATTTATCGATAATGATGCTACGTTTTATACATCAACGTATCCGGTAGTATCGTCAGGTAAAGATACAAAAATTATTATTACTTCTACCGCAAATGGTATTGGTAATGTATATCATAAGTTGTGGGAAGGTGCAGTTACTGGTACGAATGAATTTAAACCATTTCGTGTAGATTGGTGGGATGTACCAGGACGAGATAAAAAGTGGAAAGAGCAAACAATTGCTAATACTTCTCAAATACAGTTTGATCAGGAGTTTGGTAATACATTCCAAGGGAGAGGCAATAGTCTTATATCTGCTGAATGTTTACTTGGACAAAAAGCACAAGAGCCAATATACATACAAGAGAATGTATATGTGTATGAAAGACCGATAGAGGGTCATAACTATATTATGTGTGTTGATGTGGCGAAAGGTAGAGGACAGGATTATTCAACCTTTAATATTATTGATACATCGACTAACCCATTTAAACAAGTTGCAGTATTTAGAGATAATAATTTATCAGCATTACTATTTCCTGATATTATATACAAGTATGCAATGACATATAATGAAGCATACGTTATCGTAGAATCAAATGATCAAGGTAGCGTTGTATGTAATGGTTTATATTATGATTTAGAATATGAAAACTTATTTGTAGAATCAACTGTAAAAGCTGGTGCAATTGGTGCTACTATGACTAAACGTGTAAAACGAATTGGTTGCTCTACATTTAAAGATTTTGTAGAACAAAAGAAACTAAGTATTGTTGATGCAAATACAATTATGGAAATGAGTACCTTTGAAGCAAGAGGTAACTCGTTTCAAGCGTCAGGTAGTAACCATGATGACTTAGTAATGAATCTTGTTATGTTTGCATGGTTTGCAACGACAGATATATTTGCTGGATTAACTGATATTGATATGAAGAATATGTTATATCAAGAACAATTACAAGCAATACAAGATGATTTAATACCATTTGGTTTTATAAGAGATAATAACGCAGACGAACAAACAGTGGAAGTAGATAATACAGGACAGCAATGGGTTGTTCAAGAGCCTATCTCAAAACTATAAATATTATAAATAATAGTAATTGAGTAAGTATCGTATTATGTACACACACTATTTAACCTTTGAGAGGATATAAAAGATGGCATTTCAAGTCTCACCCGGTGTCGAGGTAAAAGAAATCGACGCAACGAATGTGATTCCTGCGGTATCTACTAGTATAGGTGGGTCGGCAGGCTTTTTCACAAAGGGTCCCGTTGATACTCCAATTACTGTTAGTTCAGAAAAACAGTTAGTTGATATTTTCGGCGAACCTACCGCAGCAACATTTAAGTATTTCGGTCCAATGGCTGGTTTTTTAAAGTATGGTAATGCTTTAAAAGTAGTAAGAGCTGTTGGAGCTGGAGCTCTTAACGCAACTAATTTAACAGCACAACTTATTAAAACACAGGATGCTTATGACGCATTAACACTTGCAGCTTCTGCAGGTGATTTTATTGCTCGTTCCCCAGGCACATCAGGTAATGCATTAGAAGTTCAAGTTTGTCTTGCAAACGCAACTTCATTTGCTGCTTGGACACACTCTAGTTTATTTACAAGAGCTCCTGGAACTTCAAACTTTGCCGTATCAAAAGGTAACTCAGCTGCATTGGACGAAATGCATGTTGCAGTAATCGATAAAACTGGTGAAATTAGTGGAGTTCCTGGTACAGTTTTAGAAACATTCGAAGCAGTAAGTCAGGGCACTAATGCTAAGAATGATGACGGTTCTACTAACTTCTTTAAAGATGTCATTAATAATGGATCACAATATATCTTCGTAGGTTATATAGGAGGAGCATGGCTTGGCGGTAAAGCTTTACAACCTGCAGCCATTACACAAGGAAGCGCAGCATATACTGCTGCTGAAACAACAGGACCTCAGGCAACTGCAGGTCAATTTGTGGGATTATCTGGTGGTGCTGATGGTACTGTATCAAATGCAGTAATTCCAGCAGCTCTTGATGTATTAAAAGATTCAGAAACAATCGATATTAACTTGCTTTTTGCTACTGCTGATGCTACGGGAAGTTCAGATATTGCAGCTAAACTTCAAGAAATTGCTGAATCTCGTAAAGATTGTGTTGCTTTTGTATCTCCTCCAGTATCACTAACAGACGGTACTAGTACAATCTCTGCTGATACAATTGTAGCTGATACTACAGTATCTGGTAGAAATTCATCATACGTTGTATGTGATTCTACTTCAATTAAAGTATATGATAAGTATACTGATTCATATCGATTTATTAACGCTGCTGGCCATATTGCTGGTCTTTGTGCTAATACTGATCGTGTTGCAGATGCTTGGTTCTCACCAGCTGGTGAAACTCGCGGTCAACTCCTAGGAGTTACCAAGCTAGGATTTAATCCTAATAAAACTGAGCGTGATATATTGTATAAAGCAAGTGTTAATCCATTGGTTTCATTCCCTGGACAAGGTACAATGTTGTTCGGTGATAAAACTTCACAAAATCGTGCTTCTGCATTTGATCGAATTAACGTTCGTCGACTGTTTATTGTTTTGGAAAAAGCAATTTCAACTGCATCTAAGAGCATGTTATTTGAATTTAACGATGAGTTTACCCGCGCAAACTTCCGTAATATGGTAGAACCATTCTTACGTGATGTTAAAGGTCGTCGTGGTATTACTGATTTCTTAGTAATTTGTGATGAAACAAATAATACTGGTAATGTTATTGATAGCAACCAATTCGTTGCAGATATATTCATTAAGCCAGCTCGATCAATTAACTTCATTAAATTAAACTTCATTGCTACTCGTACTGGTGTTGAGTTTAGTGAAATTGCTGGACAATAACAGGAGTAAACAAAAATGGCTATTTTAGGTGTAGATGACTTTAAGTCAAAATTAACAGGGGGTGGTGCTCGCGCCAACATGTTTAAAGTAACATGTAACTTTCCTGGTTATGCACAAGGTGATGTAGAACTTACTTCATTCTTGTGTAAAGGTGCTCAGTTACCAGCTTCAATAATTGCACCGATTACGGTACCTTTCCGTGGTCGTCAATTACAGATTGCTGGTGATCGTACATTCGAACCTTGGACAATTACAGTAATCAATGATTCTGAGTTTAACGTTCGTAATGCATTTGAGCGATGGATGAATGGTATTAACGAACACAACAATAACTCTGGTCTTGTTAATCCTGTTGATTATCAAGCAGATATGATTGTTGAGCAATTACGTAGAGATGGTACCGTTGCAAAACGTTATGATTTCCGAGGCACTTGGCCAACGAATATCTCTGCAATTGACGTTAACTATGATTCGGAGAATGCTATCGAAGAGTTCACAGTTGAGCTACAAGTTCAATACTGGGAATCAGATACCACTTCTTAATTAGTGTATAAATAATATAGTGAGGGGAATTTCCTTCCCCTCCATTATTATGAGGATTATTTATGGCTGAGTTTTTTGGCTTTGAGATAAAAAGAAAAGATACAGATGCAACTGAGAAACCCTCAGTAAAAACGTTTGTTGCTGATGCTGAAGAGGACGGCGCTGGTGTCATTAAGGCTGCGGGTCATTTTGGATCTTATTTAGATTTAGATGGAAATAACCAAAAGAATGAAGCGGACTTAATTCTCAAGTACCGTGATATTGCATCGCATCCAGAATGTGATACTGCAATTGAAGATATTATAAATGATGCAATTATTGGCGATCATGATTCATCGCCCGTTAATGTTATATTAGACAAGGTAGATACCTCTGATGCTATTAAAGAGACAATCAGAGAAGAATTCGATAATATTTTGACAATGCTAAACTTTAGTCAGCACGGTCATGATATATTTAAAAAGTGGTATATCGACGGACGATTACCATACCATATTGTAATTGACTCGAATGCTCCAAAGAAAGGTATTCAAGACTTACGATATATTGATCCTATTATGCTTCGTAAAGTAAAAGAAGTAACAGAAGAAAAGGATCCAAAAACTGGTGCAACTCTAGTAAAAGGTTCAAAAGAGTTTTTCATCTATAGTAATCCAGACGATACACCCGATGCAAGTGGTCGTCAGTCTGGTTTAAAAATACATAAAGATTCGATTGCATATTGTACATCAGGTATGTTAGATCCAAGTCGTAAACGTATTCTTTCATATTTGCAAAAAGCAGTTAAACCAGTAAATCAGCTTCGCATGATGGAAGATTCTTTGGTAATTTATCGCATATCGCGTGCACCAGAGCGTAGAATCTTTTATATTGACGTAGGTAACTTACCAAAAGGTAAAGCTGAAGAATACGTACGCGGTATTATGAATGACTATCGTAATAAGTTAGTTTACGATGCTCAGACTGGTAATATTAAAGACGATAAGAAACACATGTCAATGCTTGAGGATTTTTTCCTGCCACGAAGAGAAGGTGGAAAGGGTACTGAAATTACTACATTGCCGGGTGGAGAAAATCTTGGTCAAATTGATGATATTCTATACTTCCAGAAGAAATTATTTAAGGCTTTAAATGTTCCGATGGGACGTATGGAACAAGATACTGGATTTTCTATTGGTAGATCTACAGAGATTAGCCGAGAGGAAGTTAAGTTTAAGAAGTTTATCGATAAGTTAAGAATGCGATTCTCAGACTTGTTTATACAGCTTCTTAAAACACAACTCATCTTAAAAGGTATTATTACCTCACAGGATTGGGATAGCTGGAAAGAAGATATTAATTTTGATTTCATTGAAGATAATTACTTTTCAGAATTAAAAGAATCAGAAATGATTAGAGAGCGTTTTGAAATGCTATCGCAATTAGATGAATATGTAGGTAAGTATGTATCTAATAAATGGGTACGTAAAAACATTCTTAAGTTTAGCGATGAAGAAATTGAAGACATGGCTAAAGAAATGGAAGATGAGAAAGGCGACGAAGGCGAAGGTGATATAGACACCGATTTGTTGTAGAAATACACTTTTTTATAAATATATAAGAGGATATTATGGATATAGTAGATTTAATTGATAACATTAGCAAAGGCGATAACGTAACTGCCAAGAAAGATTTTGATACACTTATGGGTCAAAAACTTACTGCAGCATTAGATGCAAAGAAGATTGAAATTGCATCTCAAATGGGTCAGCCGGCTACACAAACAGAAGAAGAGTAATATATGCTAACATTTGTCGAGCTCCGAGAAAAAGTTAAACTTGCTACTGGTGAGAAGCAAGTTAAAACTATGAAAGCTGGTAAGAAAAAGAAAATTGATGTAGTTATTACTCAAAAAGGCGGAAAGTTTGCTGTATATATTAATGGCGACAGACTTGATGATTCTTTTAAGAATGCTAAAGAAGCTGAAAAGAATGCAAATGACTTTATCAAACTAATGGGCGAGGAACTCGAACAATGAAATTGATATCAGAATATCATGATAGTAACCTACAGGTTATTACAGAAGCAAAGAAAGACGGTAAGAAAGAATATGTTATTGAAGGCGTATTCATGCAAGCCGATAAAAAGAATAGAAATGGACGTGTTTACGAGAAAAGCATTTTAGAAGCTGCTGTAGACAAGTACGTACAAGAACAAGTAAAGACTGGTCGAGCAGTTGGTGAGTTAAATCACCCAGATGGACCAGGTATTAACTTGGATAAAGTTTCACATAAGATCACTGAACTTCGTTTTGAAGGTAGTGATGTTATTGGAAAGGCATCAATCTTACAGACTCCTATGGGAAAGATCGTTGAAGGTCTACTTGAAGGTGGTGTGAAGCTTGGTGTATCAAGTCGTGGTATGGGTACTCTTGAGAAGAAAAATGGTGTCATGCAGGTTGGAAAAGACTTTATGTTAGCAACTGTAGATATTGTACAGGATCCATCTGCTCCCGAAGCATTCGTTAATGGTATTATGGAAGGTGTTGACTGGGTGTGGGACAATGGCATTTTAAAACCTCAAGAAATTGAAGAAATTGAGACTGAAATAAAAGAAGCTCGAAATATGCGATCATCGGATGTTGAGATTAAAGCTTTCAAGAATTTCCTCTCTAAACTTGTAAACTCCTAAGGAGATATAAAATATGTCTATTGTAAATGAAGACATTGATAATGCAGAAGAGCTAAGTGAAGAGCTCGTTGATGAGACACAAGTTGATTCATTAGACGAGGAAACACTTGAAGAGAAAGCTGCGGTCAAAAAGGAAGACGACGACGTTGAGTCTGACGAAGACGAAGACGAAGACGAGGATGAAGTTGAAGTTGATGAAGACGCTGAAGATGGCGTTGACGGCGGAGACGGAGAAGATCTTGGAAAAGATGTTGAAATTCCTAAGACTAAAGCTGGTATCGTAAATGCTGCTTATTCAATGATGAAAAAAGCTAAAAAAGATGAGGCAATGAAATTATACGCAGGTATGATGAAATTGCAAAATGCTTATCATAAAGAAGATGTAGATGCTGAAGAAGAAGCTGTTGTTACAGAAACTGCTGATGTATCACACATCGACTATAAAGAAGATCTTGACGTACTAGTTGCTGAAGAAGCTACTTTGTCAGATGGTTTCCGCGGTAAAGCTGGAGCTATCTTCGAAGCTGCTCTATCAAGCAAAGTTGGTGCTGAGATCGATCGTTTAGAGAGTGAATATGCTCAAAACCTTGAAGAAGAAGTTTCTTCTGTTAAAGGCGACCTAGTTGAGAAAGTTGATGCTTACTTAAACTATGTTGTTGAAGGTTGGATGGAGTCTAATGAAGTTGCTGTTGAAGCAGGTCTACGTACCGAAATCGCAGAATCATTCATGACTTCTCTACAAAGCGTATTTAAAGAGCACTATCTTAGTGTTCCGGAAGGTAAGGAAGATCTGGTTGACGAATTGTCAGAACAGGTTGCCGAGCTGGAAGAGCAACTCAATAAAACCACTGACGAGAATGTTGCCTTATTCCAATCTGTACAAGAGTCACAACGTGCAGATGTTGTAAGAAAATATACCTCTGACTTAGCAGCTACTGAAGCTGAAAAACTTTCTTCTTTAGTTGAAGATGTAGAGTTCGGTGATGTTGAATCTTTCGATATGAAAGTGAAAACTATCAAAGAGTCTTACTTCATGAAAGAGTCTGTTGATTCAGAATCAGAAGTTGATAAAGTTGTTGGAACAGATCAAGCTCTTACTGAGCAAACATCTGATTCAATGTCAAGATACACCTCAGCACTTAGTTCACACGTATTTAAGTAAGCTGTAAAACTATTTTTTAAAAATAAACATTAATAGGAGAAACTAAAATGTTTAAATCAGATCAAGTCCTTATGGAAAAATGGGCTCCAGTATTGGATCACGAAAAAGCTCCAATCATCGAGTCCGCTGAAAAGCGTGCAGTTACTGCTCGTCTTTTAGAAAACACTGAAGAGGCTCTTCGTCAAGAAGCTGCTCAATCTTCTTACTCAATTACTGAGGGTAATACTAACACTTCTTCTATCGAAAGCCCAGATCCAGTATTGATTTCATTGGTACGTCGTGCAATGCCTAACCTTATTGCTTATGATGTTGCTGGTGTACAACCAATGTCTGGTCCTACTGGCCTTATCTTCGCGATGAAAGCACGTTATGGTAATGCTGCTATCACTACTGCTGATACCGAAGCTCTATTCGACGAAGCAGATACTGATTTCGGTGGTTCACAAGTAGCTGGTGATAGTGATTTGGGAACAGGTGCTGGTATCGTAACTTTCAACGCTGCTAATACTGATGAAGGTGACATCCTTCAGGTTGTTACTACAGGTAATACTAACTACGGTGCAACTAACATCGGTGGTGCTAACACTATAGGTCATGTATTTACTCTAGGTTCTGGTACTCCTGCTGGTGACGGTACAGTTGTTGTACTTGGTAGAGCTGGTTCTGGACATACAACTGCTAATGGTGAATCGGCAACTCCTGGTGAGTTAGGTTTCACTGTTGAGAAAGTAAGCGTAACTGCTAAAACTCGAGTACTACAAGCTTCTTACACTATGGAGCTAGCTCAAGACCTTAAAGCTGTACACGGTCTAGATGCTGAAGCCGAGTTGGCTAACATCCTTTCTACTGAAATCCTTGCTGAAATCAACCGTGAAGTTATTCGTAAGATTAACGAAACTGCTAAAACTGGTACTACTGGTACAGTTAACGGTGTACTTACTGTTGGTGCTGTTGCCGATTCCGGTAATGGCCGTTGGCAAGCTGAGCAATTCCAAGGTATTGCTTTCCGTCTAGAACAGGAAGCTAATATCATTGCTAAGGAAACTCGCCGTGGTAAAGGTAACTACATCATCTGCTCAAGCTCAGTTGCTGCTGCTCTATCAGCTGCTGGCGTAATGGCTTATGGTTCAGCTATCGATGCAGGCGCAGGTCTTGCAGTTGACAACGCTGGTAATACTTTCGCTGGTACTCTTAAGAACGGTATGAAAGTATATGTTGATCCTTATGCAACATATGATTATGCTACTGTTGGTTATAAAGGTTCTAACACTTATGACGCAGGTTTGTTCTACTGCCCATACGTACCATTGACTCAACTTAAAGCTGTTGAAGCTTCAACCTTCCAGCCTAAAGTTGGCTTCAAGACTCGTTACGGTCTAGTTGCTAACCCATTTGCGGTTGAAGGTTCTACTGGTGCTATCACTGAAAACTTAGGTCTTGGTGGTGTTGGTTCGAACCCTTACTTCCGTCGTAATGTTGTTACTGGTGTATAATCAGTAATAACTTCTTCGAAGTAAAAATTAAAAAGGGGATCTTCGGATCCTCTTTTTTTTACGTATAAATAAAGATATAACGGAGATAAATTATGTCAGTAACAACTAATAAAAACTTTTTAAGTCCTACGGGCTTTCAATTGAAGATTGATTATAATAAGTACCCTAATTTAGAGTATTTTTGTACAGCTGCGAGCTTGCCAGGTATTAGTATGACTGAAGCTCCTGTTCCGTATAAAGGTGCTAATATTGGATTTGTTGGTGATCGAATCAATTTCGAAGATTTGACAGTAAGATTTAATGTAACCGAGAACATGGAAAACTTTATCGAAACATTCAATTGGATGCATGATATTGTAAATGGTACTGTTGAAATGAGTGAAGTTATGTCGGATGCAACTTTAATTGTACTCAATTCACATAACAATAAAGCAAAAGAGATTGAATTTAAAGATATATTTCCTACTGCGTTATCTGGTTTACAGTTTGATACAGCAAGTGATGTTGAATATATTACAGCTGAAGTTACATTTAAATATTCATACTTCCAGATAAAATAGCATTATATATAATTTACATTGATTGAAAAGGTAACTATATGATTGATTTAAAGTCCATTCTAGAAATGTGGCAAAAAGATTGCGAGATAGATGAAATGCAGTTAGATGAAGCATCTCGCGAATCAGCCAAACTTCATGGTAAATACTTAGAACTTATGTCAGTTAATAAGCTTACGTTAAAGAGACGTGAAGCTGAGTTCAGAGTATTGCTCAAAAATAAGTGGTTGCATTATAATGGCAAACTATCTAAAGAAGAAATGGATGAGTTTGGTTGGCCATACGATCCACTTGACGGTCTTACCGTACTTAAAGGAGACATGGATAAGTTCTATGACTCTGATCCTGTTATACAAGAAGCACAATCTAAAATCGAATATCTTGAAGAGGTTGATAAAACCTTGAAAGAGATATTAGAGAATATTAAGTGGCGTCATCAAAATATCAAGAATATGATTGAGTGGAGAAAATTCACTAGTGGAATCTAATGGATAAGATTGTAATATCTAAAGCAAATCACGTATTCCTTAATATACAAACTGATGCTGGTATAGAGCAAGAACTATCAGATCATTTTTGTTTCTATGTGCCAGGATATAAGTTTATGCCCGCATATAAGAATCGTATGTGGGACGGAAAAATACGTTTGTATGATCTTCGTAAAAAGCTTTTATATACTGGTTTGTATAAGTATCTTTGTGAGTTTGCCACCGCTCGAGATTATGAGATAGAAATTGAGAATAACGATAACTATGGTCGGCCAGATATTACAGAGAATATTGATGTACCTGCATTGCTAGATGAATTACATTTAACTGCGGGTGGCGATAAGATTGAAGCTAGAGATTATCAGAAAGAAGCAGTACATCATGCATTGAGTAATAGACAATCTTTGTTACTTTCACCGACTGCATCTGGTAAGTCTTTAATCATATACATGGCGATACGGTATTATTTAAGTACGTATGATGAAGGTAATATATTATTGATTGTACCGACTACATCATTGGTTGAGCAAATGTATTCTGATTTTGGTGATTATAGTCAATATGATGAATGGAATGTTGAAGAAGATTGTCATAGGATTTATGGTGGTAAAGAAAAGTATGATATAAGAAAACGTGTAGTGATTAGTACATGGCAATCGATTTATAAAGAACGTCCTGCTTGGTTTCAGGACTTTGGTATGGTTGTTGGTGATGAAGCACATAACTTTAAAGCTAAGTCATTAACTGCAATACTTGAAAAGTGTGGTAATGCTAAATATAGAATCGGCACAACTGGTACATTAGATGGAACACAAACACATCAGTTAGTTCTCGAAGGTTTATTTGGACCAGTACATAAAGTAACAACTACTAAACAGTTAATTGATTCGAAGGATTTGGCTGATTTAAGTGTATCAGTATTGTTATTAAAGTATGCTGATGAATATTGTAAACAGATATCTAAGGTTAAGTATCAAGAGGAAATGGACTTTATTGTAAGACACGATCCTCGTAATCAGTTTATATCTAACCTTGCTTTAGATCAAGATGGTAATACACTTATACTTTTTCAGTATGTAGATAAACATGGTAAGCCATTACATGATATGCTAAAGAGTAAACTAGAAGCAATGGAACGAACCAATCGTAAGTTGTTTTATGTATCTGGAGAAACGGGGGTGGACGATCGCGAGCAGATAAGGGCTATCACTGAAGGAGAATCTGATGCGATTATTGTGGCATCTGTTGGTACATTCTCCACGGGTATAAATATAAAAAGGTTAAACAATATAATCTTTGCTTCACCTTCGAAGTCACAGATAAGAGTACTTCAATCAATTGGCCGTGGATTACGTAAGTCTGCAGATGGTAAAGCAACAAAGGTATATGATATTGCAGATGATTTACATTGGAAGAGTAAAAAGAATTATACACTAAATCATGCGGCAGAAAGAATAAAGATATATAATAAAGAGAAATTCAAATACAAGGTATACGAAATAAAAATATGATCGAACTAGACGACTTACATATTCGCCAATTTAAGCTCATGAATGGAGATGAGATTATAGGATTAGTGGCAAATCATAATGAAACTAATTTTATAATAGATAGACCATTTAAAGTTGAAATCAATCAACATAAACATGATGCATACCAATTAGTACCTTGGTTTGATCTCTCATTAAGCAATACCTTTACCATCGAAAGATCGATGGTAGTTGCACATGCTGATGTTGCTAATAACATAAAAAGAGCTTACATTAAGTTTGCTCTTGACTTTGAGGAAAAGACTCAAGACATGACTGATATTGATAATGGAATTGAAGATGAACCTGAGATCCCGACTTTGATACCTGATAAACCTGATACAGTACATTAAATAATATAGTATACCTCTACCCTCCCCGGGAACTATATTATTATAACATACTTTCTCGCAAATGTACACCTTTTTTTAAAATAATTTAACTGTGTACATTCTACGAAAACTGTGTTATAATATACATATTATGGAGAACAACACATGACCAAAAAACTAAAACCAAGAGAGAAACCGCATTACGTTAACAACAGGGAGTTTTCTTATGCTGTTGTTGATTATGTTAAATCAGTCAATGAAGCCGAAGCTAGAGGTGATGTAACACCAAAGGTAACGGACTATATTGCTACGTGTTTTATGAAAATATCCGAAGGCCTGTCTCACAGACCGAACTTTGTTCGGTACACTTATAGAGATGAAATGGTAATGGATGCTGTAGAGAATTGTTTAAGAGCGATTCGTAATTATAATATTGATACAGCAACTCGTACTGGCAATCCTAATGCCTTCTCATACTTCACTCAGATTTGTTTCTTTGCCTTTATTAGACGTATTACAAAGGAGAAAAAGCAACAGGATATAAAGCATCGATTTATTGAACGCATGGGTGTAGAAGATTTCATGGACATGGGAATGGATGCACAAGCAGCATCAGATACAAGAGCTTATGTTGATCAATTAAAAAGCCGTATTGATGTTATTAAGACTAAAGACGAAGCAATTAAACAATTTGCAAAGGAAGAAAAAGCTGCAGCTAAAGCTAAAAAGCTAGAATTATTTATGGTGTAATTATGAAAATAAAGAAAGATAGATTTGATTTAGAACAAGAAATCATGAATTGTTGGAATGTTACTGAAGATGTCGGAGTAATAATGGAAAGACTAGTAGATAGTCCAACCTTCAAAGATGTTCCAGCTGAAGCAGTAGATAAACTATCAAATGCTTTATTAGGTGTCCAACAATTGTATGATATGCGATTTGAAAAGTTGTTTGATGTATTCAAAGCATCTCATGGATTAGACGAGTATAGCCGATGAAAGTAGCTATATTAAACGATACACATTGTGGTGTACGTAACTCCTCTGACATCTTCTTAAAGTACCAAGAACGTTTCTATTCAGAAATATTCTTTCCTTACTTAAAAGAACATAACATTAAAAACATACTGCATCTAGGAGATTATTATGAACACCGAAAGTTTGTCAATTTTAAAGCACTTAATCAGAATCGTAAAGTTTTCCTGGAACCTCTTCGGGATAATGATATTACTATGGATATTATTCCTGGGAATCACGATGTGTTTTATAAAAATACTAACGAGTTGTGCAGTCTCAAAGAGTTGCTCGGATATTTTACTTCCAATGTTAATATCATTATGAAGCCAACTGTTCTAGACTATGATGGTCTAGGAGTAGCAGTTGTTCCATGGATTAACAATGCAAACTATAAAGAATATACTGACTTTATTGCAAATTGTAAAGCTCCAATGTTAGGTGCTCATCTTGAGTTACTCGGATTCGATATGTACAAAGGTATGCCTAATCCACATGGTATGACAGCGGATCTATTTAAGCGATTCGAAATGGTGATGTCAGG